CGCCGATGTCAGCACCGAGGCGCACCTCCGGGCCGAAGCTGACGACGCGGCCGCCGACGGCATCCTGGGTAAGTTCCAGCACACAGCGCTGTCCGTCGGCCGCGCCGGTCAGCGTGAGCGTCGGGCTACCGCCGAGCGTGACGCGCACGGTATCGGCGCGGGCAAAGTCGGCGACCAGCGTCGAGGCATAGGCCAACACCAATACCGCCGGCCGATAGGGCCGCGCTCCGACGGCCAGGAGATTGACGCTATCGTGATAAGCAAAGGTGGTCCCGGGTGGGAGTTTCACGCCGGTCCCGCCGGCAGCCTTGAGCGTGATCTCCCGGCCACCGCTCGTGGCATTCTCGATTAGCCACACGCGCGGTCCGCTCAGGGGAACAGTGACCTGAATCGCCGTCGTCACCGCCCCGGTCAGGACGATCACCGCCGCATTGGCCTCACTGGCCGTCAGTGCCACGTTAGACCCGCCGGCGACCGATTTGACCGTGCGTCCGCTCTGCGCGGCCCGTGCGAGCGCCCCGGCTGCGGCTCCGGTCTCGCCGGCTTCCAGCCGTGCATCGAGCGAATCGAAGGTTTGTCCCAAGGCCGCACTGGCCTGCGCCGCGATCTGATCGGCCGCACCCCACACCACCTGGGCGAGGCGCGTGATCGCAGTGAACGCGCTGCCGCTCCAGACGATCTTGGTCAGCGCCTCGGTCGCACTCGTGCTGCGCGTCGGTGTGCCGTTGCTGTCGGCCTGCAGATAATAGGTGCCGGCGGGCTGACCGCTGAAACTCAAGGTCACCGGTGCGGCACTGGCCAGCACGAGGCCCTGCGATGGCCGCCAGCACCAGCCGGCCGCGACGGTCAGCGTCGTGCCACTGCCGGTCGCCCGGTAGGAATCGGCGCCGATCACCGCCACCGTACTGCCGAGCAAGGCCTGCAGCGCCGCGCCGATCGACACGGCACCGCCAAAGCTCGCGCCCAGCAGACTGCGCAGGGCTGTCAGTTCCGCTTCCAGGGATTCGGCATTGGCGTTGTGCTTGGCGACGTAATTGGTATCGCCATTCGTGAAGCGTTGAAGAGAGAGACTCATCCGGATTTCACCTCAAGCAGGATTCCGCCGCGGAAGATGCCCGTGGCACCGTAAGGCACGGTGCCGTAACCACCGGGCTGGTCGGCGAGTTCGCCGTAGGACAGGGGCCGCGCATCGAGGCCGAAGGCCTGCGTCGCTCCGATGGCGAAGGTGCCCAGATCGACCGGAAAACGGTCATAGCGACCCGGCAGTTCCCTAGAGAACCCGACGACTTCGAATTTGCCATTCGTCGATCGCCGCAAGCGGCAGGCATTGCCCGCTTCGGCATAGAGCAGATCCCGATTGGCGCGGGCGAGGGGCACGTTCTTGAGGACGCGGCCGCTTTCGCCGATGTCTACATCGACGGCATAGACGAGCGCAATGCCGTCGGTCACCAGCAAGGCCGGCCGCGACAGGATCTTACCGTCGAGCTCGGTCTGGCTCGCGTCGATCTGCGCCTGGGTGATATTGGTCAGCAGACTCATGCGACAAACCCCTCCACCTCGAGGCACGCCGGCGCATCGCGCGTGAGATCGCGCGTCAGGCCCGTGACATAGAGCCGTGAGCCATCCGGCAGCGCGAGGATGTCGCCCGGCTCGAGGCGCAGGTCATCGACGATGGTGACGCCGTAGCGTTGCGCCGCGTGCGCCCGATAGATCAGTTCCCGCGCGGCAAACACCTGCGCGTGCGCGTCGTTCTGCACGAGATCACTCTCCACCGTCTCGACCTTGTCCAGCCATGCCGGGGCCGCGGCATCGTAGGCTTCGGTCGTGTGCCGGGCATGCACGTAGTCGTAGGGCGCGCCCCACACCTCGTAGCTGCCGGTGCCGATACTGGCCATCGTCAGCAGGACGGATAGTTCAAGCGCCGCATGCACCGCCTTGCCGACCGGCGTCGTCGGGCCGCCAAACGGCGGCGCGATGTCAGGGATCAGCCCCGCCGCCTTCGTTGCCAGAAAGACGCCCATCAGGCCCGGCACCCACGCCGCCGTTTCCAGCGTGATGCGGCCGCCGGTATGCGCCGTGGCCGAATACTCCTCGCTGCAGACGGGAAACAGGCCGCCGTTGGCGCTTTGCTTGATCACGAGCCGCGTATGGCGCGCCCGTTGCGTGCGATCGTCGCTCCAAAAGACGTCCTGTTCCTGGCGCATCTGGAAGAAGCCGGCCGTGATATTGGCCGACGCGAGGCTCTGATCCTGCTGCACCACCTCGGTGAAGTCCGGGTCCTGCCAGGCGAGGCGCAGACTCGACAAGGGCACGGCGGCCCGCCCGCGGGTGACGGCGACAATGCGATCGTCAGCCAGCGTGATATCCGCGGCACGCGCCAGATCCCGGCGCATTGCGCGCAGGCGGCCGCAGCCATCGATCCACGGCGCCAGACCCGCGGGCAGCAACAGCGTTTCCAGCATGTCCCAAGCCGTGAGATCGGCGAGTTGCAGATTGCTATGGGGCACCGCGTACAGAATCGGCGGCAGAGCGATTTCCGCGGGCGTGAGCCCGACATCCAGGGCAATGTCCCGCGCGATCTGATCGAGCCGCGTGCCCAGCGGGTAAATATCGGTGACACGCCTGACCTCGCGCCAGACCGGGAACGCGTCCGGGCTGCGTGCCGTGAGTGTCAGTCGCCGCTCGCCCGAGGCCAGCCGGTAATCATTCAGCGACTCGATGACGGTGGCGGCCAGCAACCGATCATCGACGAAGACGACCAGCACCTGTCCGGGGACCGGCTGCGTCGCACCGTACAGTTCGTGATGCCACGACAAGCCGACCGTCAGTTCGCCGGTGCTTTGTTGCACGCGCGTCGCATACGGCGACAGGTCCAGCAGGGACGGCGTGGTTCCGGCGACGACCGCGGAAATCGGCGTGCCGATCGGGTAGACCACCACCGCCACGCTGCGCTCGTCGTCCGCCCTCGTCGCGGCGGTGAAGCGGGTGTCCATCAGGATGAGTCCTTCAGAGTTTTCTGACGACGCGCAGCGTGAGTTCGACCGGTCCGGACAGATAGCCCTGCGCTGCGATCGCATCGATCGTGATGCCGTTGCCGCCGGCAGTGAGATTGGTCAAGATCACTTCGAAGCCGAAAGCCGAGGTATAGGACGGCCACCACTGGATGAGGCAGTTCGCCGGGTCGGGCGGGTTTTGCCAGAAGGCGAGCAGCATCCTGAATTGGGCCATCGTCATCGCGATGCCGCGCTCGGCCGTCCACGTTTCGACGCAGACCGCGTCACGAGCCGTGCCGCGCCACAGGGTGTTGGCCGTCCCGGCGAGCGTCTTGTTGCTCGCCCACACCGGCGGAATCAGGATGTCGGTATCGATGCCGGACCACTGATCGGGCGCCGACTCATAATCGAAGGTGCCGAGCGTCGGATGGACGAGGCGCCCCTTGCCACCGCTCCCGATCGCGGCCGGCAATACGGTAACGGTGATTTCCTGGACGACCGGTGAAGCGGCACCGATCGTAAAGCTGGCCGAAGCCGTCAGAAGGGGCATGGGACACTCACTGAAAGAGAAAGCACGTCGTCGCCCGCGGCCAGCAACTGAACTTGGGGAACGCTCTCGCCGGCACCATCGAGGGCGACGAAGTTCTGTGGCGCAACGAGGTTCGGGCCCGTCGCGGCAACGGAGACGCCATCGGCAATCCCTTCCCCGAGGTCACCTACGGCTTTGACCAGCACCGGCACGGTGGTCCCGGCGCGCAGTCGTTTCAATGGGATCGGCGCGCACAGATGCGTGATCACCGGGCGCATCGCAAAGCCGGTGATCCCCACCTGATTCAGGTAATTCGGCGTGGTGACTTGCTCGATGGCCAGCAGCCGACGATAGCGTCTATCCCAGGCGATCCGTGCTGTGTCGCCGCTCAGGGCGGTCAGTTTCACCGCGCCGAACCAGCGCCCGGTCAGATAATCGAGAACGAACAAATCGCGACTGTCGGTAAGCACATAGCACCGTGTGCCTTCCTCATAACAGATGTCGCGCGGCCGGCTCGGCACCTGCAGCGTATGAAGCAGCGCCCCGGTATCCAGCGCGCGCACCTCAAGGATTCGGTCGACATCCGGCGTCATGACGATTCGGTTGGCTAGCCGATCGATGAGTACGGCGCGAAACGCAATTGCCCCGAAGCTGGCGGGCAACAGCGTCACGCCACTCGGCTGATCGTCGGGACCGAGCAACTGCAACGGCCCGGTGACGAGTTTCAGCCACAGTTCGCCGCCAGCGCCCTGATAGACGTCCTGGGCGTAGTAACCGCCCTGTGCCGAGTCCCGGCGCAGGAAGGCGCCGGTTTCGGCATCGAACTCCCAGCGGAAGCGCGCCCAACTGGGCCACCAGCGCTGCCGCGTCCAGCCGGTGGCGATGACGACACCCGAATCGGTCAGCGCGCCACCGTCATTCGCCGCATACAGACCGTCGATGCGGTCCACACACTCGAAACCATCCTCGCCAAGGATGTCGGCGTTATACAGGGCGCTCGGAATCAGGTGCGACGTGCCGGCCATTTCCTCCAGACCGCGATGCGGAATGGCCTCGGAAACATAGGTTTGGCACAGCATCAGATGGCCACCTCCGCGCGAATCTGGATTCCTTCGGCACCGCTGTTCAACGGGGCGTCGTACCAGGTTTCGGCCACGCCCTCGTCATCCGTATAACTGGCCAGCGGCGCAAGCGTGCCGGGGCCAGAGAGCGACCAGGCGACGACTTCGCCGGCACAAGGATCTGCGTGTGCACCCAATACCGTGGCACAAATGCGCGTGTGATGGCCGGCAGTGAGCGGCGCGTCAGGTATAGGCACACCAACAACGGCGGGCTGCACGGTCGCGGCCCAGACCCGCAAGGCCAGCGTTGTGCCGTCGTCGTGCAATGAGACATAGACGCCATGCTTTGCGCTCCACCACAGCCCAAGGCAGGCCATCCCGATCGTGCGTACTTCGCCGACGAAGGTTTTCTTGATCCAGTCGTAGCGGGCGACCAGCCCATCGCAGCTGCCGACGACGAGTTCGTTTCCCACAGCCCAAGACAAGCTAACACCGTGAGTGAGATTGTCCACCGACGCTTCGATTTCACCCGGCGCCGAGAGATCGAGCGGCCGTGCGTAGATCCTGCCGGCCAGCGGATAGACGTAGCGGTCGTGCAGCCGGGCGTAGTTGCGGCCGAGCGTGACGTAGGACTCACCGACCCGGGTGGTCTTGAACAGGGTGACGGCATCGATATCCCATTCACCGTACGCCCCCAGCGAATCGGACAAGCCGTACCAGCGCGGCCGCGTAGCCGGCGCGCTGCCGAAATCGATCAAGGCCAGCCCGTAGTCGTTCGATTCCGTGGCCACCGGATACGCTGCCCCGTCCATCTGCACGAGGTAGACGCCTTCGCTCGAAATCGGCAGCAGCAGGCCACGGCCATCGATCCAGATCGGGGCGCCGGCAATAGTCTTGCCGACTGGTGCTTCGGTCAGGCGGTTGGTAATCGTGAACGGCCCGGCCAGGGGTTCAAGCGCCATGCTGCACCCGAATCGTGGCGGTGCCGGACGCGCCGTTCGGCCGATAAACAGCCCAGGCGCGCCCGGTGGCATCGGTTGCGTTCCCCAGCGGCGTCACTGTTCCCGGCCCCGAGACGACCGACCAGTCGACGATCACGTGGGCCGGACCGTCGAAGGTGAGCAAGGCCGAGGCATCGGCACGCGGCGTGACGGGCATCGCAGAGATCGTCATCGGGTCGCTCCAATCCGGGCGAGTTCGCCCTCGAACCAGTCGCGCAGCGTCATATGCAGGGTATCTGGCGCGATGCGGAAATCCAGAACGGTGGGCGCCGACGCCGCCCGTTGTTTCGGTGGCTCGGCCAGCGCGTCGGCGACAAAGCCACCGGTGGCGAACGCCAGCCGCCCGGCACGCACCCGCGGACCGGAAGAAATGCCGTTGAGCGCATTGAGGAACGCCACGCCGACCCGACTGACGGCATGGGCATTGACGACAAACTCGCCGGTCGAGAGGCGCGCCGGAATCGAATCGCTGGTCGACGTACCCGGGCCGCTGACGAAACCGCCCCCGGCAAATCCCTTGAACAGTCCCGAGATCATCGAGCCGAGTCCGGAACCGGTGCCGGCGCCGGCCTTGAACAGGTTGCCGAACAGCGATTCGGCGAGCTTCTGCGTAAGAAGCTTCTGGATCGTCGCGAGGACGGAGCGGCCGAAGTCGCCGAACGCCTGGGCGGCCGATTTGCTGCCGTCGATGATGCCCGTAAAAGCCTCGGTCAGCCCATCCTGGATCGAGCCGTCGATTTTAGTGGCGACGTCATCGACAACCCGTTTGACGTTGGCGATTTCGTTCTTCCAGCCCTGCACGCGGGCCACCGCCTCCGGAGCGATGGCAGCCGCGGCGGCCTCCAGCTTCGGCAGCAAGGCGTCCAGTGCCTGCCCGGTGTCCTGATGCAATGCCAGGATCTGTTGCCGCGCCTGCGCTTCGGTCAATAGCCCGGACTGACGCTGAATAGCGATTGACTCTTCGCTCGCCCGCATCCGGGTGAGTGCCGCGTTGAACTGCGTTTCATACGCGGCGAGATCGGCACTGGCCGCCTTCACGTCGATGAGTTTTCCGACGGCGGCGATGCCCTCCTGATCGCCCTCGGCGCGGAGTTTCTCGAGCAAGGTCCGATATTGCCGTTCGATGGCGGCACGGCGATCCTCGCTGGTGGCGGCCACGGTCAGGTCGAGCAGTTCGTCGCGAACACGAGTGAGTTCGTCGCGCAGCTCGCGCTCGGCCTGGACGGCTTTGCGCGCGTTGGCGACTTCGACATCGGCGCGTTTGTTGTTGAGGACGGTCAGTTCCGCTTCGAGCTTGGCGACCTCGGCCTTCGCGCGCAGGCGGTCGTTTTCTGATTTTCCGGTGGTGGCGATCTGCTGGCTGCGGGCCAAGGACCGCTGCGTGCGGGCGATCTCGGCCTCGATCGCTTGCTGCTCGAGGGTCGTTTTCTGGGCGTAGTAATCACGAACGGAAATTAGACGCTCGTCGAGGGCCGCATCGAGCACCGTTTGCTGCCGGGCCAGTCCGTCTTTCAGGAGCGAGAACTCGGCGTCGAGACGCGCTTTGAGCAGCGCGGTCTGCGCACCTGTGGTGTCCTGCGACGCTTTCGCCGTCGTCGGTTTCGTCAGCCGTTGAAGCAGTTCCGGGTCGGCTTGGATCTTCGGCGCCTTGACCTCGATCGGTTTTGGCTCAAACAGGCTGTCGCGAAATTCGGCGAGTTCATCGAGGCGCTGGACGAGGCGGCCCTTGAGTTCGGTGATGATCGCTTTGGCGTTCGACACGTGGCCGGACAGTGCCTCGACGGCCGCCGCCATACTGGCCCCGATCGCTTCACCCAAGGCCACGAACGCTTTGCCGACCGTGGCGGCACCCAGGGCCAATACCTTCAGGGCCAGGACGATGCCGTCGAGGACGGCGCGCAGCGTGCCGCCTTGCTTGGCCGAGTCCACCATCCCGTTGGCCATCGCATTCATCGCCGGCAGGAAGGCTTCGAGGATGCGGTTGCCGATACTGGAAATCGCCAGCCGCATCTTGGCGAGCGAATCGTTGAACACTTCGGCCTGCGCCGCGGTATCGCCACCGATCTGCACGCCCAACTCCTGCAACTCGGCGGTCAGCGCCCCGACGCCCTCGCGTCCCTGGTTGAGAAAGGGAATGAGGTCGGCGCCCGATTTGCCGAACAATTCCACGGCGAGCGCGGTTTTCTCGGCGCCATTCGGCATTGCCTTGAACCGGTCGGCGAGATCCAGCAGCACCTGATCGGTCGCGCGCAGCGTCCCGTCCTGATTCTTGACGGCGACGCCGATCGCCGCGAAGCCGCGGGCCGCTTCCTCCGAGCCGGTCGCGGCCTCCATCATGCGTGTGGCAAGCTTGCGCAGGCCGCCTTCGAATTTCTCGGCCGAGACCCCGGAGAGATCAGCGGCCGGGATCAGCATGGACAGCGACTCGACGGTGATGCCGACCCGCTGCGAGAGTTTCGAGAGCGAGTCGGCCGACTCGAGCGAGGACTTGACCATCGAGGCCAGCCCGGCCGCTGACACGGCAACGCCCAGACCACTCAGCAGTCCGCCGAGGGAACGTGCGACGTTGCCGAGATAACCGAGGTTGCGCTTGATCGAATCGAAGGCGCCCCGGGTCTCATCAACGGCCGTGATCAGCAGTTGGGCGCGATTGGAAGCCATCAGGATTTTACCAGTTCGTGTTGAATGGCCTTAGCCAGTCGCGGCAACGCGCCGCGGACGGCACCGGCCAGGTCGAGTCGCCGTTTGAGGGTGACGGACTTCACGAGGACGGCGATCGGAACCTCCTGGCCGCGCTTGATCTGCTTTGCACCGGTACGTCCCCGCTCGGCGCGTTTGAAGCGGGTGAGTTGGGACGCGTTGTCCCGGATGTTCTCGGCCATCAAGAGAACCTTGCCGTCTTTCTTGACGAAGAACGCATTGCCCGAGCGCATCAGTCCGTCGATCACGGCCTTGAAGCGCTTGGGGCCGATGCGCCCGGGCAATAGGGGGATCAGCAGATTGCCGGCGACCGTGCCGCCTTTCTCGTGCAGCCCGAGCCAGGGAATCTTGCTGCCGACCCACAACGCCGGCAGGCGATCCGGTTTCTTGTCGAGCACCTGGGTGTGCATCGAGGACACGAAGCTGCTGCGCTTGACGGTAAAGGCGCTGCGCATCTGCGCGCGGGCGGCGTCGCGTACCTCGCGGCCGCCGGACTGCATGCCGCGGGCGACCGCCTGATGAATCGCCTGGCGGCGGGCGGTGGACCACGCCGCGAACTGGCGTGGTTCGAACAGGCCGGCGGTGGTCAGGTTGATTTTCATGATCGCGTGTCCGTGGTCAGTTCGCGCTGCAACCGCTCGATGGCCCGTTTATCGCCTTGGCTGGCGACGGCCATGACCGTCAGTTGCAGCCCCAGTGACTCGCCTTCTCGTACAGATTCGGCAACCAGGAAGGCCTCGAACTGCGCTACGGAGTAGTTCAGGATGTCGGGGAGTCGGTGGCCGGCATGGATGAGGCAGTGGATGGCGTGCGTCCAGGCGGCACCGGGTCCAGGCAGGCGTGGATGCGCAGACTCGCCTCTTGCACGGCCGGCTTCACCCTTTGCACGAAAAAATCGGCATTGACCTCGAACAGCGTCGTGGCCAAGGCAATGGCGGCATCGAGCGGCAAGTCGTCGATCCAGTCCTGCGACTGGCGTGAGGCCAAGGCCACCGTGCGCAGCAAGGCGGTACCGTGGGTACTCAGGATGGCCAGCCAGTCGGGGTCTGCGCTAGCCAATTGATCGGCAAAGGGCTGAATGGTCGCCAGCAAGGCCGGGACTTCCCCGACCCGAATCGGGGTAATCGCCAGCGTCTCGCCGGCAATTTCGATTGAAACCGGTTGCGAGGGAAAGGCTGCAAAGGTAGTCATGGCGGTCCTCACAGCAGCACGATGCGACCAAACTGACCCAATTCCCCGTTCGCCGGCTTGAGCGTATCGGCCAGTACTTGCCCGGACAATTCGAACTTGAGCAGTTCGTCGGTGATCAGGGAGAGTTCTTTGGCCGGATTGATCGCCACGCGGTACAGATCGATCACTACTTCGCGGTTGCTGTCGGCGGTGTTCAGCCCTTCAAATCGCACCCAGCGCTCGGGCAGCGGTTGGGTAAAGAGCGCGGTGGTCTGCGCGGCGCCGTAGGCGTAGTCGACCGAAAACGGTTCAACAAAGGGACCGCCCGTGGTCTTGTCCAGAATTTCCAGCGACCCGTATTTGGCATTCAGCCGGTACAGCTCGGCGGCAAGCGTCTGCGGACTGGCCGAGGCATCGCGGATCTCGACGGCGGAGACATTCTGATGCGCCAGCAGATACAGGCTGCCGACCGTCACCGGGTTGGGCAAGGTTTCCCCGGAGACCACACCGCTCGTTTGCTCGACGGTCGTCCCGTAAAGTGCGAGGCCCAGATTGACGGCGATCAGTTCTTCCAGCGTGCACGAGAATTCGCCTTTCTTGGTCTTGATCAGTTGCAGATCCGTGAGGCGCTGGCCACTGCTCGATTCCTGGTGTTCCAGTGTTTCCACCGACAACGACACCTTGAGTTCCGGCACGTTGCCGACGTAGCTCAGCCCCAAGGGCTGGCCGTTGCTATCACGCGCACCGACATAGACGCGTCCCTGCCCAGAAAAATACGGCATGGTCAGACTCCAAAAAATGAGATGAGAAGCAGATGAAAAGGGATCAGGCGCGCGTCAGATCGCGGGCGTATGTGCGGTAGCGGATTTCGTAGCGCGCCGGCAGGGCCACGGCGCCCGCATCGGCGTCTTCGGCCTCCCAATCACAGTCGACGTCGCTGATACCCAAGGCCAGACCGCCGAGGTTGGGATCGGTCAACAACGCCGCATGCGCCGCGACCAGCAACTGGTCGGCCTGATCAAAGCTTGCCTCACCGCGGCTGAGGACGACCAGACGCAACTGCAAGCTGCGCTCGACCAGGTCATTGACGTGCATGTCGATGCGATCGCTTTCGGCGAACAGCAACACGGCCGGGCTGGCTTCACGTGGCACCGGTGCCGTGGGCTGACGTAACAATGGACACGGAGCGATTGCTGCGGCGAGGCGAGTGACGACCTCGCGCAGAATCCGTTCGCGAATGGAATTCATGGAAAAAAATCCTCAAATTGGAGAAACGAGTTGGGTCAAGGCGGCGCGACGCTCGGAACCGTCGCCGATGGCGCGCACGTCGCGCACCTGATAGGCTACCCCGGCAATCTCGACCGTGTCGCCGATGACGAGCGTCAGTACGGATGCCGGGTAGTCGATCTGGTAGTCCCGCGAGAGCGCGAAACCGTCGAGCACGGTTTCGTCCGGGGCACGGAAGGCGCAATACACCGTGTTCCCCGCGGCGATCACGGCCGTCAGCAATCCCGACCGTTGGGCCGCCTCATAAAACGCCTCGACATTCATCAGGCCGAGGTCAGCTTGATCAATACGTTGGGGCGGTGACACATCGGCAGCGGATTCGACTGGGTGTGCAGATCGGTGCCCCGGTCGAACTTGCGCGGTTCCTGCTTGGCGTACAGCGTCTGCCCGAGCGTATTCACCGTTTCGTTGAAGTCGGCCGGCGCGAAATAGGTGGCGAAGGTATCCACTGTGCCGACCGGGAACGCGTGCGCCTCGCCCGCCGCGATGAAGCGACGCGTGCCCAAGGTGCCATCCGGTTTGACGTAGGACGCCTGGCCCCGGTATTCCTCGAAGGTGATGCCGCTGTAGTTGAAGCCGGCGCGCATGTCATTGATCAGCACCACGCCTTGCTGCCAGTTCTGGTAAGCCGTCTTGACCTCCGCGTGCGTGACCAATGCCCGGAAGAATTCCGGCGAGCACAGCACATGGGTTCCGGTGGAGAACTCGCCGTTGAGCCCGTCCTCCATCAAACTGAGCAGTCCCAGACAGGCTTTTTTGAGGTTGCCTTTATCCGTCTCGATCGAAAACTCGAAGGGCACCGCTTGCGCCGAGAGGTCGAACTCGTCGAATAGATCAATGATCTCGCTGCCATCGGCATCGAGGATCTTTCCCTTGAGTGCCCCCATGCGCAGATGTTCCAGCGTGATCGCATGCTTGTTGCGCATCGTCTCCAGATGCCGAGCCATCACCCCGCCGATGGCCTCCATCTCGGTTTCCGATCCGAAGGCGCGCAGCCCCTGGACTTCCTCGGGCAGCACCACGTCGTCGTGCGGGATGTGCGGGATCACGAAAGAGCGCAGTTTGCGCTTGCCACGCTCACCGACCGTGCCGGGCGAACCGGGCGCGCGGGTCGGCAACAGGTTCAGGCGGCCGGCGTATTCTTCGACGATGATCTGCCGCGTACGCACCGGCCGGACAGGAAACAGATTCAACGCCTCCAGCCGACCGTAACGATTGGGAATCAGGTTGATGGCCGCGGTCAGGCTCGCCATCGAGAAGCCGGGGTTTTCAAAGGGGTTTTGCATTTGGGGTCTCCAGAAATGACGAAACCCGCTGGGCAAGCGGGTTTTGCGGGAAAGCGAGAGGGATCTACAGAACGGCGATCAGGCGGAATCACGCACCAGAATGCCCAGGGCCGCCAGTTGGGTGGTGGCCGTGGCCTGTTGTGGGGCTGTGATGTCGGACGGCCAGAGCACGGCGCCGCGTGCAACGATGGCGTGACGGGCGATCAGGAGGGCGTCGGGTCGATCGGCCAGCGTGGCATCGATGTCGTTGCCGAGCACGCCCACAGCAGCTTCGGTGCCGTCGGTCGCGGCCGGATCGAGCGCCTTGAGCTTCGCGGTCGCCGTTTCACGGCCAACCACCGTGCCCAGAGGCAGGTTTTGCGTTGCCGCGACGGTGTCCTGCTCGCGCGAGTACAGGTTGGGGGCTTCGTATTTCAGCAGGTCGCCAAGATTGTTCGGTTGCGTAATGCTGGGCATGGTTTACTCCTTGTTGGTGAGTTTCTTGACGGCGGCGACCACCGGGCTGTCTTCCGGACGCCGGGTGGTGCCGGCATCGGCGGTGATGCGGGAAGAGATCTCCGGCTGGTCGGCCCGTGCCTCGAGCAAAGCGTAGCGGACTTGTGCTTCGCTGGCCCCGGACGCCAGGAATTCGGCGGTACGCTGTGACTGGCCGGCGATCAAACACAACTCGGCGATGGCCTGGGCTTCGATGCGCCCGTTGGTGGCTGGCGCTGTGCGTTGCGAACTGGCGGCGGCTTCGGATTGAGGCGCGCCATCCGTGAGCGTAGGATCCTCAGTCGGCATTGCGTCAGTCGGTGTGTCGGGCTGTTCACCAACGGGTTCGAGGAGGTCAATCTTTTCGTGGTCTTTCATGGGTTTCTCCAGGTTGGAGGGGACAGAGGAAATTGCACAGGTGCGCGTTGCTTGCGTGGATGCCAATCGACGCTTGGCGGCCAGTGCGTCGGCGAACTCGGCGAGTACCTGATCGAGCGACATCACCGCATCGGCGAGTCCTGCGGCCACGGCGTGCTCACCGAAGAACACGCCCGCCTCGGTGGCGCAAATGGCATCCCGGTCGAGGCCGCGCATGGCGGCCACTTGCGACGTGAAGATCGTGTAGAGCCGGTCGACTTCCGTCTGCAGTGCCGTGGTGGCCTGCGGCGTCAGCGCTTCGTGCGGCGAAAAATCGTTTTTGTGGCCACCGGCAAAGATGGCGGTGTAATTCAGCCCGTCCTTGGCATCCTTGACTGATTGATCGATGTGCAGCGCGATCACGCCAATGGAGCCGACGCCGGCGGTCTGCGACAGCGTCAGGCGTTCACTCGCGGCAGCGATCGCATAGGCGGCGGAGTACGCGGCATCGTTGGCGTGTGCCCAGACCGGCTTGATCTGGCTGGCGGCGCGAACGCGCGCGGCGAGTTCGAACACGCCACCGGCTTCACCGCCGGGCGAATCCATGTCGAGCAGGATGCCGGCGATCTGTGGATCGCCCAGTGCGGCGTCGAGACGCGCGCCGATCTCGTCGTAGGACGTCAAGCCGGAGGCGGCATCGATACCCATCACCCGTTTGACCAAGGTACCGACGACCGGAATCACGGCGATGCCGGTCTGCGATGACGCATGTGCAGCTTTCGGCACTGGCAGCGGGAGTGCCATATCCATCTCGGGCACGCCAATCCGCGAACCGAGCACGGACAGGATGACGTCGAGTTTCGGACGGGCAATGAGGAGTGGCGTCCCGATGATGCGGGACGCCAGATGAACGAGGGGCATGTCAGTTATCCTGGTTGTCTTGCTGCGCGGAACCGGAACCAGAGGCGGTGCCGGTAGCGTCGAGTGGTGATTTGTCGTGGCGCGGATCAGAGTCGAAGACCAGACCGAGTGCATCCGCACGCTGGTTGTCGGCCGCGATCTCACGATCGATGTCCTCGGCGTCGTAACCGAAGGCCGAAATCGCTTCAGAGCGCGACTGCAGGCCGGCACGAATCGCGGTGACCATCGCGTTGAATTCTTTCTGCGGATCGACCCATTGCCAGCCCTGCGGAATCCACTTGGCCGACAGGTACTCACGGCGACGACGGCTAAGTCCGGGCAGCGTCAGTGCTCCTTCGAGCACGGCCTGCTCCATCCAGGCACGCCAGATCGGAAGGCACAGCTGATGCACGATCACGCCATGCTGGATGGCTTCACAGCGGCGCCGGAATTCCAGTAAGCCAGCACGGATCGACGAATAATTCACCTGCGTCAGATCCCCCGTCAGCATCTCGTAGGTGATCCCCATTGCCGCGGCGACCGCCCGAAACTGCATGCGCAGGAATTCGGCGTAACTCGCACCGACGTCGGCGGGCTGACTGAACTTCACGTCCTCGCCGGGCTCCAGGATCTGCATCGTGCCCGGCTCCAGCCCGGCCAATGCCGCACCGCTGGGATCAGGTAGTCCTTCGCCCATCAAATTGTCCTCGGGCGAAAGGCGCGTGATGAAGCCTGCGAACATCGCGGCGGTTTTCTTGCGCACGAGCTCGGCATCGTCGTATTGATCGAGTTCGTTGAGTTTGACCAGTGCCCGGGCGAGCCACGGTTCGCCGCGAATCTGTCCCGGTCGCAAGGGCCGAAACAGATGGATGATTTCGCTGGCCGGCACCCGCACGGTGTCGATGCCGCCGATACCGGACATCGGCGCCAAGGAACCGTCGCCCGGGTGGGAGCGGTACAGGTGATACGCCACACGCCGCCCGAGTTTGTCGAATTCGATGCCCGCGCGGATCACGTTTCCCGAGGCCAATTCCTGGTTTAGCGTAGGCGGCAGGTGCTCGGGTTCGAGTACCTGCAGTTGCAGCCCCACCGGCAAGCCGTTTTCCGGGCGGCGGTAGCGCAGCCGCACCAGACATTCCCCGCCTTCGAGCATGGCGCGACAGGCCAAGGCTTGCAGTCCATAGAAATCGGTCAGTCCTGCGGCGTCGGCTGTTTCGCACCAATCCCACCACAGGCTGTGAATAGCTTCGCGCACCGCCTGATCGGCCAGCATGCTCTGCGGCTTGATGCCGGTCCCAATCGCGTTCGACACGAAGGCCTCGACACCAGCCGCTGCCCAGGCATTGCGCCGTACCAGATCGCGGCTCTTGGCGCGAAGTTCGTTCTGGGTGAACGCCAGCGCGGCGACTGCACCGGGATTGCCGACTTGCCAGGCGAGTGCGCGCCGGCCACCGCCGACGCCGTCATAGATGGGTGATGGATTGCCAAAAAGGCCGCGCCAAATTCTGGAGAACCATTTCATCAGGTCGCCTTCCGGGTGTCGATGCGAATCTGGCGCGTGGTCGGCACGCCTGAAGCACGAGCCAGTTCATCCTCCACGGTACGAATCGCTGCCTGCAGTTCCTCGATCGATCGGTACTCGATCGTCTTGTCGCCAAAGCTCACGCGACGCTCGCCGGTCGCCAGAGCCCGCTTGAGCGCGTCGAGTTGGGCAAGGGTGTAGGTCATTGCTTATCCAATGGTGTTTATCGCGTCAGCCAACGGCTCTTGATCACGCGCCGCCCTGTGTTGCGGCTGCCAGAAACACCGAGGCCACCGCTGTGGGTGGCCTCGTCTGGGTGGTAGGCTTGAATCGGTGGCATTTCATCTGGCGGCCGTCCCATCCCGAGTTGTCGCTCCAGTTCCTGCCAGTGGCGTTCCTCGAAACGATCCAGTCCTGCGGCCGATGCTGCGGCGCGGGCATAGACGTAACAGTCGAGCGCCTCGTTGCGTTCGCGCATCTTTTGCCACTCGCGCACTGGGAAGCCGTTGCGGTCGCGGCGTGTAATCAGTTGTTCGGCGCCGAGCTGCTGGATGAACTCGGCATCGATCTTGGGCAGGTGGACAAACCCGGCAGGAAACACAGTGGTCAATCCGTCCTCACCGACATCGGCACTCTTGCGCAGGTTGTTGTAGAACTCCAACTTGGCAATCCCACTGGCGACCGAGAACACCTTGATGCCCCGGCGCAGTTTCTTGCCGCCCTGCGTCATGTCCACGGCAGTCGGCGTGCCGATCAGCGCAGCACCGCGGGCCATGCCCTTGACCGCCATCACCCGGCTGTCGCGGCAGGCGCGTACGAACGCGTAGGCTTCCTGCGTGGCAAAGCCAGTATCGAGAGCAAAGCGGGCCAGCGGCATCGCCGCACCCGAGGCGTGCGTCCAGTGTTCGGAGAGCATTTCAGCAAGGCGTTTCCATACTGTGTCACGCGCCGTGTCGCCCATCAGCACGCGGTGTTCGATGAGCCACGATTCCTTGCCGCGTCCGAAGGCCCATATGGACGCCTCGATGCGATCCTTCTGGACGTCGGCACCGCCGACCAACAGCAGACCACCGGCGGGCACGCTGCCAATCCGATAATCCTCGCGACGCTCGACGAGGCGTTGCCAGTCCGGCGCTTCGCCTTCCTCGACCCAGGTTTCGCCTAGCTCGGTGTTCTTGAAGGTCTTGATGGCCGCCGCCGAGCCGGATTCCTTGTTGACAGCAGCTTCCCATGCCGCGGCAATCTCGCGCCAGGAACGCCAGCCCACCGGGCTGTAGAGTGACGACAGGTGAAAACCTGCCGATTTTCCGTCAGCCATCGCGCGCCACTCACCGTGCTCCAGCATCCACGTCTTGTGGTGCTCAGCAATCGCGGTATCGCACGACTCGCAGAGGTAGGCGGCCGTTTCCGGTTGCCCCTTGTCCCAGCGCAGCTGCTCGAAGCGCAGCCACTGGCGATGTCCGCAGTGCGGACACGGCACGAAGTATCGGCGCTGGTCGCTGGCTTCATACTCGCGCTCGATGGCACTGGCACCCGAAATCGTCGGGGTTGAAACGATCAAGATCTTGCGCCGCGTAAACGTGCGCGTGCGTGCCTCGGCCAGCGAGATGGCATCGCCTTCGCCCTCGACGTCCAGCGGATAGCCGTCGACCTCGTCGAGGAACAGATAGCGCACCGGCATCGAGCGCAGACCGACCGCGCTGTTGGCCCCGGTCATCACCAGCACGCCACCGCGAAATTCTTTCGCCAGGATGGTGTTGCCGGCATCGCGACTGCGGGCCGGCGCAATCAAGTCGGCCAACACCGGCGACTCCTCGATCAGCGGATCGATCCGCTGCTTAGAGTTGCGCTTGGCCATCTCCACCGTCGGCGAGACCGCCATCATCGGGCCGGGAGCGTGGTGGATTACGTAACCGATCCAGTTGTTGCCCATCTCGGTCGCACCCAACTGCGCCGCCTTCATGAACACCACGCGCTCGACCGGTGAGGTCGGCGACAGGCAGTCCATGATCGCCTTCAAGTACGGCGTACGGCTGGTGCGCCAGCGCCCCGGCTCGGCCGATGCCTTGCTGGAAAGCATCCGGTGGCGATCCGACCATTCGGATACGGTGAGCAGCGGATCGGGCGTGAGTCCTTCACGCCACGCGCGTTCGATCTCGGCCGCGCCTTCGTAATCTTCCATCATCAATCCACGCGCGGAAGCAACTCGCCCAGTTCGATCAGGTGCTCGCGCACCGCGGCCTCCAGGGTCACGTGCATCGTGTGCGGATCGACTCCGAGCACGGAGGCCATTTGCCCGGACACGCGCGCGGGCCAATTCAGCCAGGCATCCCGCTCGACCCGGGCCAGCTTAAAAACGTGCGCCACGGCCTGCGCCCGATCCACCAGTTCTTTTTTACGGTGCGCCAACTCCAGGTTGTTGAGCTTGGCCTTGAGCACTTCGTTGACCGTGCGCGCCTGCAGCAGCGAGGTGCCGCCCGTCGACATGGGCGGCGCTGCGACATCCGGCGTTTCACGCGGTGGCGTCGCCGTTACTGCGCGTTCAGTACGCGCCTTCGTTACCGCTTCTTTCACGGGCGCGGCGGCCTTGCGCGCTTGCAATGTGTTTTGTGCCCACTGCGCATCCGCCGCATCCGGGTCAATCGTGCCATCAGGCAGCGGCGTGATTCGCCCGGTGTCGATGGCCTTCTTCACGGCCACGTGCAACACGCCACGGTGGCGCGCGTAGGCGCGAATCGAGAGTCCCATCGTCACCTTCAATCATTTGTTCGTCATTCGCGCAGATTGAGCTTGGCTTCCATCGGGAACAGCGCGTTCATCACGTCATGCCAATCACATCCCGAAGGGAACTCGCCATGAGCCAGATCGACCACCTCCTCACCCTGATCGCGCAGAAGCATCTCGGCATCGAGACGCTGGAAACCCGCAACTCGGACAGCCTTGATTTCCACGACACCGCGGTGTGGTGCATCAAGGACGCGCTGGAGGCGGCTTACAAGGCAGGCGCGGAACGGGGCACATCGCTGACCAAGGCGAGAAAAACGGACCTCGCCCGCGATTGATGGCAAGGCCACGAAGCCAAGCAAAAAGCGCTTGGCTTCACTTCCGAACAGCGCGTTCATCACATCGCCCGATCAAACACACCAAGGAGAAGCCAATGACCACGACTCAACTGACACCCGCCCAGCACACGATCCTGACCCATGCCATCGAACACAGCGCCGGCAAGATCGATTGGTTCCCCGACAACATCAAAGGCGGAGCGCGCAAAAAGGTGCTCGATGGGCTGTTCAACCGCTCGCTGATCACGACCGACGGCACCGACTGGTTCGTGGCCGCCGAGGGCTACGATGCGCTCGGTGTTGCTCGCCCTGCGCCACTGGATGCGCCGAAGGCCGTTACCGCGCCCTTGGTCGCCGATCCTGCATTGGAGGCCAATGTGGCCGCCAGTGAGGCCGAGGTGGCCAAAGAAACCAAACCGCGCACCCGTGAGAACAGCAAGCAGGCCGAAGTGATCCGGATGCTGCAACGCCCCGAGGGCGCGACCATCGGCCAGATCTGCCAGGTCACCGGCTGGCTGGCGCACACGGTGCGCGGCACCTTTGCCGGCGCCTTCAAGAAAAAACTCGGCCTGACCATCACGTCCGACAAGCCGCAGGGCGGCGAGCGGGTCTACCGCATCGCCTGATAACGATGGCGAGAGCAGCCATGAATAGCTTGGCTTCTCTCGCCATCAGCGCGTTACTACGGGTGTCGCAACAATCAACGAACGGAGTCCAGCATGAAACCCGCCCGCGCCATCCTCACGCACAGCAACTACGATGCCGACGACTACGCTTACCTGACTGCCAAGGGCTGGACGGACGCGCAGATCCTAGCGCGCTGGAACGAAGAGGCGGCACGCGGCACCGGTCCCTGCCGATGGGAATCAACGACCGCGCGCAGCAAACTCGCCGTCGTGACCGGTCGCCGGTAAGGCATCTGCAAGCCACGCGGGCAGGTCGAAAAATGCTCGACTTCCGCTTGGCTTCTCAATCGAACAGCGCGTTCATACGGGTGTCGCAACGATCAACCCGAAGGAGAAAACGCCATGACGACCCACACGATTCCTGCCACCCAGAACGATGCCTGGGGCTTTTGGGGAACGATGAACGAGCACGCCAGCGCCGCATGGCCCTTGGCGATAATCGCCATCTCGGACGCCACCAGTCAGCCCTTCGAATCGGTTCGGGTCTTCCTCGACTGCCGCCACGGTCGCCACCTTGCCGACGATGTGCAGAACGGGCTGTACCAGGGCCAAACCCTGGCGGACGCGATCAACGCCGCCACCCAACAATGGATGGGCTGGACGATTGGCCGCCAGACCAGCAATCAGTACGGCATCCCGCGCGGCCTGCCTTACCTCACGGGATTTGTGATTCACTGCGAGATCGTCGAGGAGTCGCTGGCCGCCTGATCGAGGGTCACGCAATCCGCCTCGCGGGTGGCCTGCTTGCCGGTGAACTCTTCCCACCGGCGCACGATCACGTCCACGTACTTCGGATCGAGTTCGATCAGCCGCGCCACACGTCCGGATTTTTCGGCCGCAATCAGCGTCGTGCCGGAACCGCCGAACGGATCAAGCACCACATTACCGGGGCGGCTCGAATTGCGGATCGCCCGCTCGACCAGCTCCACCGGCTTCATCGTCGGATGCAGGTCGTTCTTCTGCGGTTTTTTAATGTTCCACACATCGCCCTGATCGCGGTCGCCGCACCAGTGGCGCTGCGAACCATCGGGCCATCCGTACAAGATAGGTTCGTACTGGCGCTGGTAGTCGGCGCGACCGAGCGTGAACGTGTTCTTCGCCCAGATGATGAAGGTCGACCACTTGCCACCGGCGGCGCGGAAGGCTGCCTGCAGCACATCCAGTTCGCTGGATGACATTGCCACGTAGATCCCGCCACGGCAGTTCGCTACGGTGGGCGTCAGCGCCGCCAGCAGGAAATCGTAGAAGCCATCACCCAAGTTGTCGTTGAGGATCGCGCGATCTTTACCGCGCATCTTGTCCTTGGCGCTGTTGGCGTAGTTAACGTTGTACGGCGGGTCGGTGAACACCATGTCAGCCACTTCGCCCTGCATCAGCCGGTGGTAGCTCTCGGCCACGGTCGAGTCGCCGCACAGCAGTCGATGCGTTCCCATGATCCAGACGTCGCCCGGGCGCGAGATCGGCGTTTCGCCAACCTCCGGCACGGCGTCTTCATCAGTCTGCCCCTCGTTGTCCTGCTCGTCGCCCGCCAGCAGTTCGGCCAGCGCGTCGGCGTCAAAGCCAGTGATGTCCAGATCGAAACCTTCGAGTTGCAATGACTCCAGTTCGACGCGCAGCATCGCGTCATCCCAGCCTGCATTCTCGGCAATCCGGTTATCCGCGATGACCAAGGCGCGGCGCTGCGTCGGGCTCAGGTGATCGAGTACGACCACCGGCACGATGTCCAGCCCGAGCTTCTGGGCAGCGGCCAGTCGACCGTGGCCCGCGACGATGATCCCGTCGCTGCCCGCCAGAATCGGATTGGTAAATCCAAACTCCGCGATGCTGGCGGCGATCTGCGCCACCTGATCATCCGAGTGCGTTCGCGCATTGCGGGCATAGGGCAGCAGCTTGGCGGTCGGCCACTGTTCGATCTTGTCGGCCAGCCAGTTCATGTCATTACCTCGGCATCAAGGGTGGTGGCGCGCTCAGCGGCGACTTGCTCGAAAGACTGACCGGTGGCGATCAAGGTGACCGGCACGCTGGGGTGGTTTTGCTGAAACCGCTTGATGGCCACGTCCACGTACTCCGGCGCGATCTCCACACTGCGACAGGTACGGCCAGTGCGTTGCGCGGCCAGCATCGTTGTTCCACTGCCGCCAAAGGGCTCGAATACGACGTCGCCCGAATCGGTGTAGGCCTTGATGGCGAACTCCGGCAACGCCACCGGGAACACGGCCGGGTGATCGATGTCCTGGCCGATCTTGCCCTTGTGGCGCATCACGCGGATCACACTGTCAGGGATGCGGGAGTCCTGCGTCGGCTGGCCCTTGTGCGTCCAGCCACCGACCTCGCCATCCTTGCCGCGCATCGCCGTGGAGGAACCGTCAGCACGCAGGTGCGATTCCTGCCCCGCGTGCTTGCAGGGCACGATCTTATTGGGCTTGCGGCTTTCCTTGTTGAAGTGAAAAACGAACTCAAAACTTGGGGCGAAACGTCCTGCCCAGTCGCCCGGCATTCCCGGCCCCTGATCCCATACGTACCAGGCAAAGCGTCGCCAGCCCTGTGACCGCATCCAGGACAGCCACACGTCCCAATACGGGACCACCTCGTTGTCGCGGTGGATCAAGCCAAGATTGACCAGTACCTGCCCGTCGCCCGCCATCGGCAGATGCGCGAACACCCCGCGCATCAGACCATCCCAATCGGAGATGCCGCCCGAGGTGTAGTCGCGTTGGTTGCCGTAGGGTGGCGAGGTGAAGCACAGCCGCGCGGTGTCGCCTTGCATCAGCGCAGCGACCACGTCCCGGTCGGTGGCGTCACCACAGATCAGGCGGTGCGAGCCGATGGCCCAGACATCGCCGGTACGTGAAACCGGCACGGTGGGGGCCTGCGGCACATCATCAGCGGTGTCATCGGCAGTTTCGTCCGGATCATCTTCACCCTCGGCGGCATCGTCCTCCAAGGTGGTAGAGAGCAGGCGCTCGAGTTCGCTGCTGTCGAAGCCAGTCAAGGCAAGTTCGTATCCCGATTCGGACAGTTCAGCGAGTTCGAGCGCCAGCATTGCTTCGTCCCAACCCGCGTCGAGCGCTAGCCGGTTATCGGCGATGACCAGCGCGCGCTTTTGCGCGACGGTCAAATGCGCCAGTTCGATCACCGGCACCTGGTCCAGCCCCAGCTTGCGCGCGGCCGCCAGACGGCCGTGGCCCGCAATGATGCCGTTGTCGCCATCGACCAGGATCGGATTCGTCCAGCCGTATTCGACGATGCTGGCAGCGATCTTGGCGATCTGCGCCTCGGAATGCGTGCGCGGATTGCGGGCGTAGGGAATCAGCGCCTCAACCTTGCGGTACTCGACGTTGAGCGTGTTCAAAGCGTGCGTCCTGAAAACAGAAAACCCGCCGACGGAAACCGTGAGCGGGTTTTGGAAGTGGAAACCTGGAAGGGTGGTAACTGCGCTGGGGGTGGTAACCGGGGCCGGTAACCTGGCCGGGTGGTAACCTGCTTTCGTGGCCTGACGCTAAAAAAGCGTCGCGCTCGCGCCCCCCGCATTGGTTTTTGGCCGGGAAGGACCCGTTATATCTGGGCCCTCCCGCTCGGTTACGCATCTTTCGCAACCATAGCCGTCACTGTAGGGCATTTCGCGGCGGAATGAGACACCCCGTCGGGCACGCCCCTTTGTTGTTCTCACGTACCACTCCCATCCGATTGGAAGGCTTCCGAAATCTCTATTAACTCCTTGGCGGCTTGTCGTGTCCGTTGAGATGATCCGCCACGGTCTGCAGGGCTTTCTGCCAGCGTCGTTGCGCCGTCTTGGTACAGCAGGCAAAGCGACTACCGATCTCGCGCCAGCCATAGTGCTTGGCCCGCATCCAGAGCAGATGACGTTGATCGACCTCGAGCCACTGCACCCAACGCATGACCTCGAGCATGCGATCAATGTCTTTGGGGCTGGGTGGCATGGCGTGGTAGACCTTCTCGTCCTCCGCCAGCGTCTCCCACTCCTGGCGAACGAAGACCGGCCATACCGAGTAGTAGCCCTGTACTCGCACCGTAGGGAGTCGGCGTCCAGTGTTGGCGGCTTCTTCCAATCGGGCCGCCACCGTATCCGTGCACCACTCAGTCATGATGTCCTCCCTGCTTGTGGCTGGTACCGTACAGGCGCTGACCAATTCGCTTCACGAACTCACGCTCAACGAAGTCCAGACGCTCATCAGATTCTGACACCACGAGGATGTGCTGGTCACGCCAGCCACGCTCCTTGATCGCGTCCAGATCGGTGGTCTGAGGTTGCAGACGTCCCAGAGGACAGCGGTACGGGTAGTTGGGGATCTTCACGTCACACCTCCTGTGTCTCGATGGCCCAGTACAGAATGGCCAGCGCATCTGCTTCGTTGTCGTCGGCCGGGACATGGCCACGCTGTCGCGCCGCCGCCACCATTTGCTCTTTGCTCGCGTTGCCCTTGCCGGTCGCGTGTTTCTTGATCGTGCCGACCGGGACGCCTTGGTACGGGATCTGGTGATGCTCACACCAAGCCGTCAGATGAGCCATGAAGCCGCCATAGGCGTGAGCGGCATCGACACCCGCGTGACGGCGGACTTCCTCGAAGAACACCGCGTCGATGCCATCGCAGGACTGCTTGATCTCGGTGAGCCAGCGTTTGAAACGCAGGTAGCGCATCCCGCCGCCTTCAAAACGCTGAGGCTTGAAGTCCTCGCTACTGCTGGAAATACTGCCGTCTCGGCCACGCACTGCCCAACCGGTGGTGGTGCCGAGATCCAAGGCCAGGATTACTGGCAAATCACGCGGCCGTGTTATCCCTACCTGACCAGCGCAAATCCCTCCACGTAGGTCAGAGGGAACGTCAGTTCCCTCTCCTACGTAGTAGGAGGGGGAGTTTTCGCCAACTTCAAAATCACCGAAAACCCTGTAACCATGCGGGTTTGGCGAAGTTGGCAAATTGGCAGCGTTGCCAACTTGCCAATTTGCCGACAACGCTGCAATCGGTTGATTATTAAGCGTTTGAAGTTGGCAGGCGTTTGCCAACCTGCCAACGTCTCCGAAAAACGGGGGGAGGTTGGCAACTTTTTTGCCAACTTGTCTGTGCGTATTCATGCGGGCTCCTGCATTTCGTTGAGGTCATCTTGATAAACCCACACCTCGGGGTTCTCGACCGGCAACGCGGCCCCCGATTGCGGGCATTTGAAATGGGTGGGGAGTACGGCGAATTCACGTTGGGGGAGTTCGCCGGTATCCGGATCGGGTTCGCCGATGGGTAGACGCAGGACCATGCCTTCGACGCACAGGTAGCCGTACTTGGTACGCGCCGGCGGCAGGCCGTAGTCCGAGGTGTTGCGGAAATACTTGATGTAGCCCTGCGTCGACAGAGCAGAGAGCCGTTCGCGGATGGTGCGTTCACCGCCGAGTCCGGCTTTGCCTTCAAAGGACTCGGCAAACTGGTTGGCGGTGTAGCAGCGACCCTGGCCCGCCTCGTCGAACAGAATCTCCAAAATCACGTCACGCTTGCGGCGACGTTCGGCGTCCAGCCGTTGCCCGTATTCCTGCATGACCAAACGGTCCGTGGACTCCACTTCGCGCCATTCCCCGTGAATCTTGTCCACGTTCTTGATCGGAATGCCGGGACCGTTACGGAGCTCGTAGATGAGTTGGCGCGTCGTCCGCGACTCGTCCGGGCGGTATAGCAACATGCCCGTCGAGTAGTAGCCGCGCAGACTGCCCGCACCTGCGAGGGCCTGAAACGGATCCTCCTCAAACTGTTTTTTGCCGAATTTCCGGGTGTGATGCGCGAGGATCACCCCGGCGTCGGGATTCACCGCGTGGCGCAGGCGTTCGACGCGTTGCGCCAGGAAGTACAGCATGGCGCCGTTGTCGTTCTCGCCGCCGGCGTCGCCGCCATCGAACACATTGCGGATGGGGTCGATGACAAGGATGTCCGGCGGCAAGTCCTGAAACGCCTTGGCAATGGCAGGAATGATCTGCGCCAGGCCAGCATCGTCGAGCAGAAGTCGCAACTGCGACGTGGCCACAAAATTGCCACGGGCATCCAGCAAGCGATGCACCGGCAGGCGAATCTCCTTCACCCGTTCGCGCAGGTAGTGGTACTGCACCTCGGCCTGCAGGTAAAAGATGCGTAACGGGCGAGGCGGACGCATCCCTAAAAAGGTCGCCCCGGCCGCCATGTGCGTCAGCCATGACAGCAAAAAGTCACTCTTGCCGACTTTCGGTGCGCCGCCAAATACCAGCATGCCGCCCGGGGTGACGACACGCGGCGAGATTAAATCCGCAGGCAGAGGCGAATCATCGTCGAGCAACGCGCCGAGCGTGAAGGTCGGTAGCAACGGCGCCGCCGCCTTCACCACGCGACGCTCGGCGTGGGCAATCATCGCGGCGCAGTCGAAGCCTTCGGCGATGGCGTCGGCGGCGTCCCATTTCTCCGGCTTGGTCGTCGGCGGCATTAAGATCGCCACCGACGCGCAGCCGGCTGCCACGCAGGCGCGCGCGGCATTTTCGGCATAGTCCCAGCCGGGAGCGTCCCGATCCGGCCAAATCAAGACGGATTTGCCTGCCAAGGGACTCCAGTCCGTCTTCCCAACAGGTGCTTTGGCGCCGTTCATGGCCGTCGTGGCGACGATGCCCAACCGGATCAACGCATCCGCGCATTTCTCCCCTTCGACCAGAACGACCTGCTCGGATCGGGCAAGTGCCGGCTGGTTGTAGAGCGGACGGGGATCCGGCGCACGCCATAGCCGGGCACGCACGTCCCACGGCCGGTATTCCTTCCCGCTCGGTGGATCGTACCGATACACACACGCAATCAGTTCGCCCTCGGTCGTCAGGTAATCCCACTTGGCGGTAGGCGGCCCCAACTCATCGATCGGCACGGCACGACGATCACGGCGTTCATTCGCCTGGGCCGGCGGCGCCACCCCCAACCACTGGCGAAGTTCGTCCGCCAGCTGCGGAAAGTTATGTCGGGCCGACATCCCGCGAGCGCGCGCCCACACGTCGATGACATCGCCGCCTTCGTCGCTGGCGAAGTCTTTCCAGAGTCCGCGGCGTTCGCCCGCGAGTTCAACGACCAGACTTTTCCCCGGGTTGCCGTCGACATCGCCCACATAGAACTTGTCCCCGCGGAGGCGTCCCTGCGGAAACAGGTAAAGCAACGCGGCTTCCAGTCGATCGAGCAAGCTTGCTCTCAACTGCTCGGTATCGTTGGCCGGGGGTTCTCGCGGATCGATCGCGTCATTGAAATCGAGCCACACGATGTTTTCCGTCATCCGGCCGTGCTCCAGCAACGATCCTGCCACGCGCACCATTTGCACTCGACGTGACTGGGCGTTGTCGTGTGACGGGGCAGTAGTTCCCCGGCCTCGGTGGCCGCAATGATATTCACCGCACGATCCGACATGCGTTGCGCCAGCCCACCATCGAAGGGCACCAACTCGAACCAGATTTCCTCGCTGTCCTTGTTGATGGCCGTGAACAACGCCGGATGGCGCGAGATGCCGGGAATGGCCGCCTCCATGTAGGCCTGGCAGATGGCCATCTGGGCCGCGTAGACCGGCTTGGACTTGGCGACACCGTGCTTGACGGTATCCCGCCACGACTTGTCGTTCATCGTCTTGCACTCCCAGAGCGCGGGAAAGGTCAGGCCCAGCGTTTCGGGGGCGCCATTGATCACGCCATCAACGTGGCCCTGAATACGCCCGCCGGCCACGGAAAACCCGAACTGACCGCCGGTGGTTTTCTGGGTGTAGAGCTCAAAGCCGGCCTGACGCAACCAGCGAATCGCCAAGTCCTCCAGCGCGTGACCCACCTCAAACACCCGCAATACCCGGCCCGGAAAATCACGTCCGGGATCGGGAGTGACGTGCAAATACTCGTACTGCAAGGCCCTGTCGCAGGCCACGCCCAGTCGGGACGCACCGAGATAATTGCGCGGGATTTGCAACTGCCGTTCGGCCTGCAAGGCGGCATCGATCAGTTCGCCGATCTGTTCGTGGATCTTCGGACGATGATTGAAATCGAGCATCAGAACGGCGCTCCTTTCCCGGCGGGCTGACTCTGGTGCGCCAGACGCTGCTCGAGGAATGCACGATCCTTGGCTGCCATGCGTTCGTGCTCGGCCACCATGCAGTCCTGGTAGGCCGTCACCACGACCTCGATCAGCCTCAACACCTCATCGCGGCCGTAATCAGCCAGGGGGCGCTGCATGCCGATCGAACCGACGTACTCGCCCAGCGGAACCAGGCAGCCCCGCATCGCGGCGATCTCCATTTCACTGGGGTCGATCATTTGCCCCTCCGTTTTGCTCATCAGTTGGAAAAACGCCTCCTGACAACGGCGAGAACAAAACACCCACCGATCGGAGTAGCGCCGGGGATCGCTTCGTGGGTAGCGGGGATTGAAGCAGCCGTACCCTTTGGCTTGTCGGTAGCAGACCCTGCATGTCACGCCGCCTCCCGATAGCTATCGTTGGCGGCCATGACCAGGCGCTGAATCGTCGACTTGTTGAACTGAAACGAGAGCAAGGCCGAGGCTTGGTAACGGGTCATCCCGAAATCAGCACGCATCGCCTGGGGCAGGTACTGCAGTTGTTTCTGCGTCGGCGGCTCGTTGAGCCAGCGCCGTGTCTTGTGCGCGGAGTCGGCGCTCTCATGCTCATTGAGCCAGTCATCGGCCTTGGCCATGCAGACCGTGCGCTCACCGACGGCCAGCAGATGAGGCTGAAGTCCTTGGCCGCCGCCCACGGCATGCCAACGACCATTGAGAAAAAAGATCCCGCCCCAGGCGTTGAAACCGGTGGCCATCAACGCATCATCACCGCCAAACAGGTCGCACCAGCGGAAGTTCGAACGTTTTAGCAGGTCGATCTCGCTCATCACGAAATCGGCCAGTACCTCCACGTCTTGGGTTTGCCGCTCCCAGACGTAGCCGCACAACGGGCATTCCATGCAGGCCAGCGGCACGACGGCGCCGCAGTCGGGACAATCCTTGGTCGGCGCTTCGCCGTCATGGAGATGACCATCGAGATTGACCTCCTGCTCCAACGACCCGTGCATGAGGCTCGCCGTGCCAAAATCGAGGACGATGCAATCCGACTTGATGACGCCCGGAAACTCTTCCGGATCGACGGTGCGCAGACCGCGCCCGACCATTTGGATGAAGGTGGATTTGTAGGAAGTGGGGCGCAGCAGGACGACGCAGCTGGTCGGCGTGTAGTCATACCCTTCGGTGAGCACAGCCACGTTGACCACGATCTGCGCACGCCCGTACTCGTACTCCGCGAGGCGCGCCCTGCGTTCGCCATCGGACAACTCGCCGTGAATCAGGACGGTGCTGACCCCCGCAGCCATAAAGGCATCGCAAACATTCTCGGCGTGGGCGACCGTCGAGCAGAAGATGATCGTTTTGCGCGACGACGCCTTTTCTTTCCAGTGGCTGATCACCGTTTCTGTAATCAATTTTTTGTCGAGGATGGCCGCGACTTCGTCCATGTCGAAGTCCATTGCCGTCCTGCGGACGTTTTTCAGGGCATCCTGCACGCCGACATCGATGACAAAAGTACGCGGTGGGACCAGATGGCCGGCCGCGATCATCTCGCCCAAGGTGATCTGGTCGGCCACGTTCGAGAAGACCTCGCGCAGCCCCTTGCCATCGCCGCGATTGGGCGTGGCGGTCAGGCCGCAGATGCCGGCCTTGGGATTGCGGGCCAACACGGCATCAATCACCGCCCGGTAGCTGGGCGACGACGAATGATGGGCTTCATCGATCACGAGCAGATCCAGCGTCGGCATCTGCTCGAGATGGGACAGGCGAGACAAGGTCTGCACCATGGCAAACGTTGCCTGGCCAGACCATGACTTCTCGTTGGCGTCGAACACGGAGGTGCGCATGCCTGGATTCACGCGTTCGAATTTGGCGCGGTTTTGGCCGGTCAATTCGGCACGGTGCGCCAGGATGCACGCTTTGGCATCGGGCTCAACCAACACCCTGCCGGCGACCGCCGACAGCATGATGGTCTTGCCCGACCCCGTTGGCGCGACGGCCAGCGTGTTCCCGTAGGCATCGAGCGCGGACACCGTGCGATCGACCAGCAAGGATTGACGGGGACGGAGCATCATGACGCCGGCCCTCCCTTACTGCGCCCAGGTCGGACGACCCGGAACCGGAGCGCGTCCACTGGCCTGGGCATAGGCGTTGGGCGCCGTGCCGGCCGACGGCGTCGAACTGACCGCCCCGCCCATCAGTGCGGCATAGTCTTTGTGGTCGGGCGTCACCGCCGATTTGACGACACATTTGTCCTGGCCGTTCTGGTCTTTTTCCCAATCGACCTTCCCGAGAAACTCGATGCCATCGAGATCGGCAAAACCGTTGATGCGACGCGCGTTCTGCGCCGCCGGTCCGTTGTCGCCGGGGTGGATGCCGCGTGCCGAATTGAGTACGGCCTTGATGAAGGTGCGGCCCATGTTCGACCACTCCGGGCCCTTGGGGCTGTACAAACCGATCAGCGACCACATCTTGCGGCGCGCATACGGCCCTTCCATCACCACGAACTCGCAGTTCAGATAGACCGAACCGGTATTGTCGTTGCGGGTGGCGTAGCCACCGGTCCAGCCTTGCGAAGCATCGTCGAAGCCGCCCGGTTTGACCGTCATGCGGACGCGGACCAAGGTGCCCTTCGGAATCAGATCGAAGGAAGTTTGTTCGGCAGCAGAATTGAAATCGAAGAAGGACATGATCAGGACTCCTGGTTTGCGTGTGTTGTCAGGGGCGATGCAGGGTGAGCGGTCGCAGGACGGGCGAAGTCGAGACGATCGAGGGGCGGTCTGGCCGGCGCGGCGATTTTTTCCATCAAGCGACCGAGGTGGGGTTCCTCAACCAGATCGAGGCGGCCCGAACGGTCTTTGGCCGGATAACCCCAACTGTTCAGGGTTTGGCAGATGAACGCGCGGTAGCTGCTGCCGTCATCTGCCTTGATCTCGGCCAGGGTGATGACTTCATCGACGATGCCCGGCAGTTCGAGACCTGTCTTGGAACCATCGATCTGCAGCGAGAAGACACGGCGGTTGAAGTCGTCGAGTGCTTCATTCAGGATGCCGACGAACCAGACGTTCTTGCAGCGGGTGTGCTGCAGATGCGTCAGCCAGCCGATCATTTCCTGGCCCATCAAGCCGTAGGCGCCCCGGCTGTCCGGTTTCCCGGTTTTTTCGGAATAGGCCTGCGGTTGGCCTTTGCACCATTGCAGGCACAGGCGGCCGGCGACGGTGATGCTGTCGACGAACACCGATTCGTATTTGTCGAGCACCCCGGGGTCGCCAAAACGGCCACAAACGGTCTCGAAGTGCGCCTGGCTGTACGGCTGGTCATCGCGCAGCGCCGGGTTCGGGCCGCCGATGAATACCGCAAAGTCGCGGCATTCCTGCCAGGTGCGAGGACGGATCGTGTCGCCGGCCCACCCCTCGACCGCCAAATCGCCCGCCTCAAGATCAAAAAACAGGGTGGCGGTCGGCTTGAGCGTCCAGAGTTGCGAGGTCTTGCCAATGCCGCTCTTGCCGACAAGCACGCCTTTGACCCCGCGGCGTTCAGCGAGGCGCTGATCTGCAGTCACGATAGGAAGCGTCATTTGCGTAATTCCTCCTCGGCCAGGGAAGCAAACGCGTCCGCGATGGTCGTGCTGCCGAGCGCGCCCCGTTTGCGCGCCGCCTCGTACAGTTCTTTCAGGGCTCCCGTACGGCGCAGAACGTCGTTGCATTCCGCTTCACCGGCCTGAATGGCGAAGGCAAGATCGTCGATGGTCGCTTCCGTCAGCGAACGGATCACTTCATCCGGACGGCTCGGTCCCATGGGAGGAATGCGAACCGACGCCGGCAAATACGCGGCGTAGAGGGAGCGGCGATCGCGCAGTTGGGTGATGAGCGGCACCGGGCTGGCAGGATCTTTTTCCGGAGCCTGGCGAGTCGATGCAAGGCGGGATGAATTTTTGAACGTGGGGAATTTCATGCGAGTGACTCCTTAAGAAGTGCAAGACGGAATCCGGGTTTGCCGGTTTTGAGCGTGCGTGCCGGGGTGAAAGCGCTCTTCAGCGTCTCCGGCCAGGCGTTGAACTTGGTTTCCGAGACCCGGTAACTGATCTCGACGTACTCGGCCGGGTTGTCCCCGTTGGCCGTCATCCGGCGCACGAGATCGGCCAGTTTTTTCTGATCCCACTCGACTTTCTTGGGGAGGTCGGCTGTGACCTGAACCTGGCCGTCATCGAAATGGACAACACCGGTATCCTTGCCTGCGGCCAGACGCAGTTCATGCGCACGTTTCGCGTACTTCAGATCCAAGGCACGATCGAGGTGGTCGACGGTGGCCTTGGCTAAGGCGAGAAGGTCAGCGGCGTCGTTTTTGAATTGGTAGAGCAACTCGCTGGACTGAAGCGCGAGATCGCCGACCGGCGTCGACAGAATTTGCTCGGGTATCGGCCGATTCACGCGGCACCTCCCGCACAGACGGCTTCGGAAGTGCTCTTGCGCAGGCTGGCTGCCTCAAAGGCTTCGATGTCTTCAAGGCGGTACAGAACCCGTCCTTGCAGCTTGAGGAAAATCGGTCCGATTCCGTCAGACCGCCAGCGCTCGAGAGATGCTTCGCTGACGTCCCAACGATCGGCCAATTGGCGTTGGTTGAGGTGTTTGATGCTCACGTTTTTCTCCTTTCAGGTAGTTGCGAAAACGTGAGGTCAGTGTCGGGTTCGTGGTGTACGGGCGTCTGCCACCGCCGTGTACGGGCTGGTGTACGGGCTCAGCCGAAACGAGGAATTTCGGGGCGTAGAAAACAAAAAACCGCCCGAAGGCGGTTATGTGGAGAGCAGCGTGATGACGACGGTTATTCAAGATTGAATCCGTACTCGCCATCGTCGTTGTTCACGATGTAGTCCTCCCAGAACGTATTACCGCTGAACAGATTTTGCATTCGGCGGCTGCGTCCGAATTCCTTGGTGCCATACACGGCCACCAGAATTTCACCGGCAGGAACCCATCGCCGGCTATTCTTGAACTGCTCAAATAGGTAGCGGACGGCCTCGATCTGTTTCCTCCCCTTGATTGGCCACGGCTTACTGGATTTCGTGGCAATGACCAGTGTGTTGGAATAAGGATCAAACCGCACGGGTAGCGACGGCTCGAATTTTGTCCCCGACCGCGCTACGAGTATTCGGTGGATGAGGTCGACATCGATGTGTGGTGATGACATCTGTTGAATCAGCACATCCTTGATGGCGACAACTCGATATTGCCTTGGTGGCTGAATAATCGTTGGCAGCGATCCGCCGGTTGAGAGAATCACCCCCTGATCGGGGAGTGCAACGTTCCGCAGATGCTGGAAGACGTCATCCATCGACGACGAAAGGTTGCGAGCCACCCACACATCGACCGGCAGGCCGGCCACGCGCATTCTGCCGATATTCCAGAGCACATGGCCCACCGCAGCACTTTCGATACCGCGCCGCGATGCCTGCGGAATCTTGAGCAGGTCAGCAACGCAATTCAGAAACTTCGCGATGCGAACCGATCGAACCGCAACCGTTGCCGAACTGATGTACTTTTTCCGGAAGGTCTCCGGGCACCGATAACTGTAGCGATCGGGATCGTCATCTTCCTTGATCTCAACCGCGACTCGGTCGTCCCCACATGGCGCGGGAAAGAATGCCGAGTAGCCAACGCAATCCGTCCAAGCCTCAATCTGCGTGGCAGACAAGGTCGAGATGCCCGAAAGAGCCCATCCAGGCACCCCATACAGCCGTTGCCCCTCGGCGTCGACGGTCGATTGGCCGGATTGCTCGAACAGATCGATTAGATCACGCAGCGAACGCGCTGACAGTTTCGTCTGGGGCATCACCGATAACCTTCACCAAATTCCATTTTGCGAGCAGACGATCGCAGAGCGCTCGGTCCTTCTCACGCTTGGTCTTGATGTTGCACTTGTTCTCATCCCGCAGAACGACCGAAATTGTGCGTGCGCGATCTGTACCGACTTTTTTGGTGCGGATTGAGATCTTCGCGTAGTTAAGCGTGTGGTCGCGAAAATCGAACGTCGGCGAGATCAGCGATCGGGCGGCCGCATGGATATCGTCGGCATCCTTCGCCCAGATTTTCACCAACAGCGACCGATGGTTTTCGCCCAGGTAGCCCAGTTCGATGACTTTGACCGATGCGACAGCCTCGCCGGTGATGTCGAAATTCCTTGGTCCTGCCAACGACTGGTAATCGTATTGTTTGAGGGGGATTTTCTCGCCGCTGATCGATGACTGAAGCAAGGTATCGGCCGCGATGCGTGCCAGGGACTCCCGGCCATCGGTATCCTTTGACAGAACCTCGAGGTGGCCGTTGGCCGGCTCATAGGTGATGTGCGATGAGATGGCCCGTACAACCTCATGGGAAACGAGTTCGCTTGCCTGGACGCAATCGACAATTTCGGGTGGCCGATTGTGGTGCACGCTGATCTGATAAAGGTCGACTTCCTCCCCGGTTTGCGTATCCGGACGCAGCCGTTTGAATACTTGGATTGCCACGGAGTCAGTCTCACATCCCAGCGTCTCGGCAACGGCGTGATGGAACGCCTGGCGGGAAGATGCATCCTCGAGAACGGAAAGATCCTTGGGGGCCATGAATCCTGAGTAGCACGCGGCACTCTGTCGAAATACGTCCGCCTGACGCGCGTTCAGTGCTTCTTCAAACAGGTCGGGTACGTTGATGTGCAGCCACAGCGCCCGCTCGTATTGGTTGCGAATCGCCGAAAATGCTGCCTGATCATTTTCGTCGAAGATGTCCTCCCGAAAGCCCTCGATGACGTCTTGCCCCGCGCCGTCAGAGAGCAGCACAATACGTTCAGCGATTTCGTCGATCCGCTGTCGATGACTGATGTCCAGTTCGGAAAGCACGGTTTCCATTTTTCCGCGTTGATCACGCTTGCTATCCTTCTTGTCCAAGTCAGGCATGGCCACCCCGAATTCATTAATCATGAACTCGCGAAACACGACTGGCGGCAGATGGCCCAGCAGTTTGGACAGGTTTTCTGCATCATTCATCGACATACCCCTTTGTAAAGGTGAGGATCGGGTTGAGATCGGCTCGTTAGCTCCCGCAGGCAAGCGGTAGAAAGACAACCGATTGTGTTCGGTGTGCCGAACGATTATGATTGTTTCAGATCGAATATTGGTTTGTCAAGCAGGTACGTTTTCGTTCGGTGAAGTGGTAACATTTGCGTCCTAAATCGGATCAACGAGGAGAAAACAATGCCGTCCCCTCTAGGCGACAAGATCCGCGAGCTGCGGAAGCAAAAGAAGCTCAGCCTCGAGCAACTGGCTGAACTCACTGAGTCCAGCAAGAGCTACATCTGGGAACTGGAAAACAAGGACGACCCGAAACCGTCGGCGGAGAAAACCGCCAGGATCGCCGCTGTGCTGGAGGTTACGGCTGAGTTCTTGCTCAGCAATACAGCGACAACACCGGACGCGGAGGTGGCCGACGAGGCATTTTTCCGCAAGTTCAAGAAGCTGTCGGAGCCGGACAAAAAGAAAATCCGCAAGATCCTGGATGCTTGGGACGATGAATGACTGATCACAAAAAGCCCATGGCTGAGGCGAACCGGATTTCCGGCATGCTCAACGCCGTGCTCGGCCCGGATCGGTTTCCCGTCAAGGTCGACGAACTGGCCGTCGAGTTTTCCCGTCAGTGCTTCCCCGACTCGCCTATCGACAAGGTGGATGGAGCCGAACTCGAAGACTTTGATGGTCTGCTGAAGGCGAACAAGTCCCGGTCAAAGTGGCTGATCCTCTACAACAGCGCCGTCTCGTCTGAAGGACGCAAACGTTTCACGATCGCGCATGAATTCGGTCACTACCTCCTGCATCGCCACCAACAGACCGAATTTTCCTGTGGCGACGAAGACATTGAATCAGGTGACAGTCGCGATATCGAGGCCGAGGCGGATTTGTTCGCATCGACCCTGCTGATGCCGCTGGACGATTTCCGGCGACAGGTGGATGGACAGGCGATCAGCTTTGATCTGCTCGGCCATTGCGCCGACCGCTATGGCGTATCGCTGACGGCCGCGGCCTTGCGCTGGATTGAGATTGCCCCTAAGCGGGCCGTGCTGGTGGCCAGCCGCGATGATCACATGTTGTGGGCCAAGTCGAACGAGGCGGCGTTCAAGTCCGGAGCCTACTTCCCCACTCGAAAGAACACGATCGAGCTTCCCCGGAGTGCTCTGGCTCATAGCAACAACGCGTGGCTGTCGAACCAGGAACAAACTACCCGAGCACCGGCTTGGTTCTATCGCGAGCCACAGAGCATGACCGTCACCGAAATGACCCGGGTTGCCGGGCAGTATGACTACACCTTGACCCTGTTGCTGATGCCAGATGCTGAGTGGCATCGCCCATGGCACGAGGATGCTGAATCGGAAGAAGATACATTCGATCGATTCGTCCGTAACGGTCAGCTTCCCGTGCGATAGACAACTGGGCTCCGATTGTGACCGCCCGCAAGCGGCAATTCGCTTCGCGTTTTCGCGGCCATGCTTTCGGTTTGCAACCCGATAGGCCGTTGTAGTGGATCAATGAAGCCATGGCGGAGATCAAACAGATCGTGCTCGAGGAGGCTGCGCTCGCCGCCGAGGGGGCCATCTGACGATCAAGGCCGGTTTGGCTAACGTTTCCCGCCGCTATTTTGATCTTCTCTCGATCGATCGCCGTCTTTCTGCGCAAGAAAAGTTGTAATAAGTTCAAAGTCTTGCCGTGTGCCAGTTTGACGATTCTTCCGCTGCATAAAGGTCTGCCATCCAGATACGTCTTCCAGAATTTCCTGTGCCAGATCTAGCGGTATCTTTCCTCCGAAATTGGTTTGCGTAGTAAGAACGGGGAATTCGTCTGCAATCAACTTTACGCAGTCTGCTTGCCCCATTCGTACAGAGGTATGCAGGGCGTTGTTTCCTTCGTCGTGCGTAACACCCGAGGAAACTTGCGGTGCACGATCCAGAATCAATTCCACGCACTTCGCTGAACGTCCTGTGGCTGCACTATGCAGCGCCGTACGCCCAATATAGTCCTGTGCATCTACATTGGCGCCGGTCGCCAGCAGCAAACGAACCAGTTCGACATCCCCCTCGTTGGCGGCCAGCATCAACGGAGTCTGACCTTTGAAGTCGGCGAGGTTTGCTTGCTCCGGCCATTCCGCCAACAGCATTTGCATAGCTTTACGCCGCTTCTCACTATGTGCTGAGATCTTGGCCATGCCGTCAGCCAAATGCGGAGGGGCTATTTGTATCGCGTCGGAAAGCATCTGACCGAAACAGTTTTGCATTTTCATCCACTGCAATAGAACGCTATCGCACCGTGCGCTAAGCAAGGATTTTTTTCGAAAGTCTTTCGCGCGGCGTTTCAGCCAAGCTTGCAAACCATCCCAATTACCTGTTTCAATTAGACCAAAAGTCTCCTTGAGAACAGCCACTTGATCACCGTGATCCAGTGGCTCGATTCCCGCATAGGGTTGGTACAGGGCACTCCAGAAATGCTCTTCACAGTGAGCCGCTGCGTCTTCGAAGGTGGGAGTACCTTGGGGGAATTCCATGTACCCGAGCATGTTCCGGTAGTAGCTCTCGTGGTTCTGCCGACTGAGTCTACAAAACTGAAGCTCCGCCGCCCATGCGTTCATTGCTGCTTCGCCACGCAGACCACCGCAGCCATTTTCAGCGCAGAATTTCATGGCCGTCTTGAAGTCGTCACGAGCTCCCTCTAAGTCGTTTTGCGCAAGACGGTGCTTGGCACGCAAGAAGTGGACGAATGCGTCCGACGAGTCGACACCCGGATGTTGCTCTGCTTCAGCGAGCAAGGCTTGTACCTTGAACTGCGCGTCTGCGGGGCGATACTTCGAGCTGCAGTTCAGGATGCGTCCGATTTCATTGTAAATAGTAGCAACCACTTCAGCGTGAGTCTGCGCAAGCTCATGCATTCTCTGAGTAGCGATTTCGCGCACCTTGAGTTGCAGCGTGTCGTCGCCGGCGATCTGGCTGACCACCCAAAAACTGTCTTCGCCTTGCAGGGCACGCCAAGGCGAGGCTCTGCGAATTCGTTCGCGCAGCTTGACGAGTCTTATGAATTCGTTGCGTTCCTGCTCAACAGCAACGCAGCGGCGTTCGATGATGACGTTTGCCTTGCTCTCCTCAATCGGGACGAGATCTTCCAGGTCTTCATCAGCGTCAGATAAGCGCTGGAATTTCCGGCTCAAACGATGTGCAAGCTCTTGATACGCTGTCGCAAAGTGCGAGGGCACGATGGATAGCAGCAGATCCTCTTTATCCCATGGCGGCAGCTTTGCCTCAAACCACGCATTTTCATCCGCCTCGGTCTCTCCATGTACGTGTGCTTCGATTGTCAGGTTGTACACCCATTCAAACAGTACAATCAATTGCAGTAGTTTGTTCTTGTCGGGATCGACGCAGGTCTTTTCGACGCCAGGACATAAATACTTTAGAAGTCGCTCATAGCCGTCCTGCACCATACGGGCCACCCGAAGGCGCAACCGAATTGTCGCCATGTCTGGCTTCTTGTAGCGCAGGCCGAGCAAGCGTGCAAATGCCAGCCCGTCGTCTTCAGAAGCCGTGCCTGCGAACACTCTCTCCAGCCTTTCCTGTGTCATCGGGATCTCGTGCTGCAGTTCGCTGGTGTCGAAACCTCTGCGTTTTACAAACGCCAAGGCACTTTGAACGAGATCCGCGGGAGACTGCTGCCAATCTGGCTCAAATGCCCCGTGAAATACTAAGGGAGCATCATCCGGAAAGTATTCAGCGATTTTCGCGGTATTCGGCAGGGTTCCTGAGCGCCAGTTATTCAGAGTAAGCAGGATGGTGCGTCTCGCATCTTTTTCCTCCCGATGTTTCGGCCCGATGAGTTGTCCTGTCTGGTCGATGGTGCTGCCTAGCAGATCGAGCAGCCAGTCAATCACCTGGGGAATTGGTAGTTCAAGAGCGTTCTGATCCCGGTTCCAATGTGGCATGAACCAGAACCGCCCCCCTGGCATGCCTGCGTCCAATGGCTGCGGCTGATCGTCACCAGGCAAACTCCAGTTGGCGACCACGCGTGCAAGGCCCGGAATGTAGCAATAGGCAAGCATGTGCTGACCTGCCCCCTGTAGCCGTACCACTCATTCGGCAGGAAGTCCGGTTGCAAGGTTAATCGAATTGGTTGTGGTTTGCATTGCATCGTCAGCATGCTGACGATGCAATGCAGCGAATCTAGCG